GAGGGTTCGTGGGAGTACGCGCTACCGGTGTTGGTGAAGGGCGCCAAGCGCTGGAGCTACCGCGGCGTGGCGCACTCCTACCTCGCTTGCGAAGACGGCAACGGCGCCTACTCGGAAGAAGTCTCGGAGCTGAGGATCGAGGACCGCCGACCGGGTGGCTGGCGCCCTGGGAAGCTCGAGGAGGACGCCCGGCTACTCGAAGGCGAGCTCGCGAAGAACCCGCTCGACGCACGGTCGAGCTTCTACCTCGCGCAGACGTACGAGAACCTCGGTCGCACATCAGACGCGCTCAGGGAGTACGGGCGCCGGGCGCTACTCGGCGGCTACGACCAAGAGCGCTTCGTCGCCAAGCTCAGACGCGCCAGGATCCTCTGCGAGCGCGAGCCGCATATGGCGATCGGGGCGTGTATAGAGGCGTGGCAGGAACGACCCACCCGGGCAGAGCCGCTGTACGTCGCCGCGCGTCAGTGTCGGCTGAACGGCTGGAACGAGGCGGCGCTGCTGTTCGCCAGGCAGGCGGTCGCGATTCCCAAGCCCTCCGACAGGCTCTTCATCGAGGAGGCGACCTACGCCTGGGGGATCCCGATCGAACTAGCCATCGCGGAGCTGCGAACTGGCAATACGAAGAAGGGGCGGCAGATCCTGAAAGGTCTGCGAGGTTCCGTTCCTGACGGCGTAGAGACCTGGATCGACGAACTACTCGGTGACCGCGAGGAGGTGGCCGCATGACCTTCGTTTACGTCGACGTGGACGATTTCAAGAAGACGCTGGCAGCCGAGGGCTCGACCTTCCTCGACGACGACATCGAGATAGCCCTGCAGGCTGCAAGTGCCGGGATCGACGAGGCCCAAGGACGCACCTACGGCAAGTCGGATGAGGACGAGGTGCGAGTGTTCTCGCCTGACAACCGGGAGCTGTTGTGGATCGACGACCTCGCCGCAGAACCGACGACGGTGAGAGTGGATACAGCAGGGGATGGGACGTTCGAGACATGGACGCAGGACACGGACTTCCGTCTAGGACCCCTCAATGCCGAGATCAAGGGCAAGCCGTTCACGAGCATCCGGGCGAAGAACCGAGGGCTACCCGTCGGAGACTTTTCGATCGTCGAGGTGACGGGGATCTTCGGCTGGCCCGCTCCGCCGTCCCAGATCGTCGAGGCCACGGGGATCATCGCGTCCCAACTTGTGAAGAGGGCTCGAGAAGCGCCCTTCGGCGTCGTGTCCATCTCCTCCGAGACGGCTGCCTACATCGCCCGCAATGACCCCCATGTCTCGTTTCTCCTACAAGGGCTCGGACGCCGGCAGTTGTTCGCGTCACTGAGGCTCGGATGACACTCGACGATCTATTTCACCCGGCCGTACTGGTCATCCTGCTCGTGATCGCCGCTGTGTTGGTCGGCCTATCTTGGCTGTTCGGATGAGCCCTGTCTACCGCGTGACGCGTCAGACCAAGTTTCGTGAGCATCCGCCGGGGACGGTCTTCCCGGCGGACTCGGAGCCTGAGATCGAGATGGGCCTCGCTCGCGGAGACATCGAAGTGATTGACCCACGCCCCGTGCGGTTGGAGCTCGAAAGAGCTACTCCGCCGCGCGACTGGCCCAAGAAGACCTAACTCATCGCATCCCTCGACGACATCCGGTCAGGACTGGCCGCGAATGTGGCTGCCGTTTTACGGGACGACGCGAAGGTACTCGCCCAGGTCAGCGCCTACATGCTGGACAGCCCCACGACTCCGTCGGTCTGTGTCATGGGCGTGGACGAGATCGACTACGACGCTGGGGGTTTTTCGGCGCGTGACGACTCGTGGACGCTGATTGTCGAGGCCGCTTTGGGCCGGGTCTCGGACATCAACGCTCAGAAGATCCTCAACGAGCTTCTCAACTCGAGCGGCGCCAACTCCATGAAGGCCGCGATCGAGTCCGACCTGACGCTGACGAAGCGGCTCGTCAACGGACTCGTGGTCACAGACCAGACGGCCGCGATCACGGAACTGCGCGTTACGCGCTACCGCGGTCAGCAGCGATTCGTCTTGCCCAACAGGGTGGAAGTGCTTCTCGCAAGTTGGTTAGTGCAAGTGGAAACAAGCGGATAATCCGCCACCGAAAGGAGCAAGGTAATGCCTAAGTTTATCAACAGGGATGTATTCATCTCTGTAAACGGCGTCGACCTCTCCAACTGGGCGTTCGGTATCGACACGCCCAGTGAGAAGGAGCAGATCGACGTCTCGGGCTTCAACCCGCAGTTTACGAAGGAGTTCCTCCCCGGCACCAAGGAGGACTCGGTGACTGTGAGCTTCCTGCAGGACTTCGCTGTGGGTGGCCCGCACGCAACGCTGTTCCCGATCTACGACGGCGACCTAGAGGTCTTCATTCGCGTTCGCCCGACGTCGGCAGCAGCAGCGGCAACGAACCCCGAGCTTCAGGGGAACGTGACCCTGACCAGCTACAACGGCCTCTCCGGTGAGATCAACGCTCGCAGCGAGTTCACGGCGACGTTCGTTCCCTCCGACGAGGACGGAATCACCTGGTCTGCCACCTCCTGAGCCATGGCGAAAACGCTTCGCCTGCATGGCTATAGGGAGTTTCTGCGTGCCTGCGACCGTGCGGGCAAGGAAACGAAGAAGGAAGTGCGGGGGACGTTTCGCGTGGTTGGCGACATCGTCCGCGACGAGGCTCGCAGTCTGTTTGAGGACATTAGTCCCAAGTCGACTGCGGGCTACCGCACTCGCGTCCGTCAACGCGGGGTGGCTGTCGAGCAGTCACTTCGGCGGACTACCGGCACGCGACCCGACTTCGGGCGGCTACAGATGGAAGAAGCCCTGGAGCCCGCCCTCGAGGACAAGGAAGACGAAGTAGAGCACGCGATGGAGAACGCAATCGACAAGGTCGCCGATCACTTCGAGCGGCGCTAGAGAGGTAGAGATGGCTGAAGAACAGGTAAACGGCGACAAGCCGGCCGACGACGGCTTCGAGCTCTACGGCGAGTTCTATCGCTGGCACGTCACGTCGAAGGGCAAGGATCTCATGCTCATCGACCGCTTCACCGAGATGCCGCCGCAGGACTTCTTCGCGGTGCTCGAGGACGACTTCGATCGCAGCCGCGCGCCGATCCTCCTGGCGCTCATCGCAACCTCGATCCGCAATCGGCATCAGGACTGGTCGCTCGAGCGGATCGTCCGCACGGTCATGGAACTCGATCTCGGAGAAGACATCACCTTCATCGACGCAGATGTGGAGGAGGCAGAAGGCCCCCCGTCGTCAGCCGGCGAGGAGCCGGCGGCGATTTCGCCTTCACCGTCGAGCGAGTCCTCACCATCGCCGACCCCTCAGGAGTCCTCTTCGCACGAGACCTTGTACGGGATCCCAGCCTGATGTGGCAGCCGTGGGTGGGGCACTACTTCCCTGCCTACACCTCCGAGCGAATGATCGACCTGTCCTGGCCCGAGTACGTCGCGATGTGGGACTTCATCAAGTAGATGGCTAACCGCAAGATTTCAGTCGAGATCGTCGGCGATAGCCGCGGCCTCGAGCGCACCTTCAAGAAGGCCGGAGATAGCGCTCGCAACTTCAACATCAGCATCCGCACTCTCATCAAGAGCGCGGTCGTATTCAGGGCGGTCAGAGAGGGACTGGACGCGATCGGGAGTGCAGTGCGGGGCAGTATCAGCGAATTCTCGGAGCAGCAGAAGGTAGCCGCCCAGACGAACGCGGCTCTCAAGTCCACGGCTGGCATCGCCAATGTCACCGCCAAGCGAGTAGACAAGCTTGCGACCTCGATCCAGCGCTACTCGGGCATCGACGACGAAGCGATCAAGGCGGGCGAGAACCTACTCCTCACCTTCAAGAACGTCCGCAACGAGGCGGGCAAAGGCAACAAGGTCTTCGATCGTGCCACCAAGGCGGCAGTGGACCTCTCGGTTGCCGGATTCGGCTCCCTCGACTCGACCGCGAAGCAACTCGGCAAGGCTCTGAACGATCCAATCAAGGGTATGACGGCCCTTGGGCGGGCAGGCGTCACCTTCAGCCAGGGGCAGAAGGACACGATCAAGCAACTCGTCGAAACAGGGCGAACGCTTGATGCCCAGAAGCTCATCCTGAAAGAGGTCACGTCGCAGGTCGGAGGATCGGCGCGAGCCTTCGGCGAGACGATCCCCGGCGCCCTCGCCCGTACTTCAGAGGCGTTCAAGAACATGGGCGGCGCGATCGTCGGGGCGGTTGCTCCTGCCGTCGCGGACGTGGCCCAACTCATTGCGGACGCCTTGCCGAAGATCGAGAGAAGCGTCTCTGATTTCGTCAGCCGACTGAAGACCGCTGGGTCGTTCAGCGCGAAGATCGACGTGGTCATCGAGACGGTTGGCGACCTGGCGGCTCAACTGACCAAGACGGTTGGCAATGCAGTCAGGAGCGTGGACTGGGACGCGGTATGGGCAGAGGCGCGAGGCATTGGCGATGGACTTCAGGCGCGGCTCGAGCAGGTCGACTTCGGCTTTATCGGCAAGGAGATCGGAGACGCTCTCACGCAAGCCGTGCGAGTAGCCATCCCCGCTGCCAAGGAACTGGCCGAGCGAATCAACAATGCCGTTCGAGCGATCGACTTCGAGGAACTAGGCAAGCAACTCGGTCCCGGTCTCGCGGCCGCAGTCGTAACCGCCTTCGTCACCCTCTCCGATCCTGCCTTCTGGATTCGCAACTGGGATCTGGCGCTAGCCGTGGCGGCGGCCGTCTTCCGAGCTCGGATCCTCACGGTGGCTGCGAAGATAGCTGCGCCGTTCGCGCGCATAGGAACGCAGATGGTCGGAGCGCTGTTCACGGTCATCAACCGCGAACTGCCGAAGATCGGCCCGGTCATCGTCGGGATTCTGGCGCGTATACCGCGGCTCGTCGCTCGTGCGTTCTCACCGTTGACCAATCTCGTAAAACGTGTCTTTGGGAACCTTGGCAAGCTCGCCCAGTTCGTCGTCCGCGTGCTCGGTCTCCAGGTCGCGATCAACGCGGTAGTCGAGTTCGCAAAGCGCGTGGGCAAGGTCTTCAGCGACCTCGGCAACGCGATCGACAATGCGCTACAGCGGGCTTGGGACACGATTACCAGGCAGGCCATCAGGGCAGCATTGGCAATCATTGATCCCTTCTCTCGCCTGCCCGGCGTGTTCGGCGAGAAGTTCCGTGATGCCAAAGAGGCGATGCAGCAGCAGCTCGCCGGCATGGCTGCGAGCGCAAAGGACACAGCGCACGCGATTCAGTCCTCCATCGACGGCATCCAGGGCAAGGAAGTAACGGTTACGGTCACGACGAAGTTCGCCACTGCGACACGCCCGCAGGGGCCGGATATCCCCAACTTCGACGCTGGTCCTGGTCCTGTCTCTGGCGCCTCGAAGAAAGCAGCGGTGGCAGCCAAGGCCGCAGCGGCAGCAGCCAAGGCCGCAGCAGAGCAGGTGGCCGCTGCCGAGAGGGCCGCAGCGGAAGCAACAGCGAAAGCGAGAAAGGCGGCTGCGGCTGCCGCCAAGCGCGCAGCAGCCGTAGCCGCCAAGGCAGCCGTGCAGGTTCGCACAGCCTTCGAGGCACTCCTCGACAGCCTCGACCTCAATCTCGACAAGGCAGCAGCTACAGCCACCTTCCGTGACGACCTCGTCGTCCTCAGAAAGATGGAGACGGCGATAAAGGCGCAGATCAAGGAAGAGGGGAAGACGATCGACCTCCAGCGCAAGCTGTTCGAGATCCGCCAGCAGCGGGCCGACCTCCTTCGACAGCAGAAAAACGCCAAGCAGTTCGAGGCGCTGGGTCTCACCGACACCGGGGAGAAGCACATCGCGAGCATCGGAGCGATTCGCAACCGCGCGAGCAACCTAATCGACCAGTTGAAGCAGTCGGGACTCGACCCGGCGAAGATCCGCGCGGCCGTCAAGCGCATCTCGGCTGTGTTCACCAAACAGTTCGACGGCGCCGGTCGTGACATACGTTCGGCAATCCTCACGATGTTCGGCGAGATTGCGGGCGCGCTAAACGATGGTGCGGGGGCGCTCAAAGGCCCGCTGACCAAGACCTCCGGCCTGAACACGAAGAAGCTCGTCGAGGGGCTCGGGCTTACGCCTCAGCAGATACGGGAGCTCAGGCGCCGGCACTCCGGGTTCAACACCGCCGGCCTGGCTATCGCAGGAGGAGCGCAACCCACGGGCAGCTTCGTTGGCGGAGGGCCGATCGTCGTCGAGAACCACGTCACGGTCGAGCTCGACGGCGAGAAGGTAGGCAAGTCCGTCACTAAGAAGCAGCAGAAGGACAGGCGCCGTAACCCCCGTCAGAAGCGTGGCCCGAACAGGAACCGCTAGGTGGCGGTTACTGATTCACCTGGAGAGGGGCGCGTGTGGCTGGCTGGCGGCGGGCCGCTTGTTGCCGAGCCTGTGTGGACGCGCTACGACGCCCTGGCTGACGCACGCTGCTACGGCTTCGACTGCTTCGCCGGCCGACAGTCCGAGCTCGACACGACAGACACTGGCACCGGCACGGTGTACTTCCACGACCGGGCGAAAGTCATCGACTACGACCTCGTGGGCCTGCAGGTTCTTCTGCAGCTCTACGACCCCGTGGACGACTCCTGGCACATCCGCTGGCGTGGGCACATCGACGACGTGGCTCGTGATTTGCGGGACTCCTCGAGGGCTCCTGACCTTGCCAACGTCTCCTTCTCCTGCACCGGGATCTTCGACTACCTCGGTGGTTGCAAGATGAAGCCGGGGTTCGGCGACGTTGCTCCCGCCGGAATGAATGGCGTCGTGTTCTACGAGGACGAGCTATTCGATGATCGTTGCATTCACCTGTTGGACGACGCTGGACTAGATACCGATATGACCGTCGTCTTCTCAGGGAATATCTGGGTGAACGAGACGCTTTACGACATTGCCAGCGACAGCATCCTGCAAGCTCTACGCGACGCAACGGACGCTGAATTCCCGAGTGGGGTAGCGCAGGGGTATGAGGACCGATTTGGTCGTGTCGCCATTCACGGCAGATTTGCAAGGTTCGACCCCGAGGCGACCGCAGCAACCGCAAGCAACTGGGACTTCACCCGCTGGTCGGCGGCAACTCGAGAAGACGTGACTTCGGGAGTCGCGCAGATACGCGCATTCTCTTACAACGCTCCGCGAGCTCGCATCATAAATTCCTATCTGGCCTGGCCACGCGCTGACGAGAATGGATTCGCGTTTGATCGCTCGCTCATCAACGATCAGCTCGTGGAAGACGCAGCTTCGATTGCAGCTTATGGGCATCGCGGCGACGACGCCCCCGATCTCATCATCAAGGAGCACGCTGACAATGGAAATACAGGCGCCGAGGAGTGTTGGCTGTTCGGCTCGTTCTACGTGACCAACTACAGCGAGCCCAGAAAAGCCGTCCAGAACACCGTCATCCAGAGCCTTCGTCCTACCGACGATCGAGCAGCAGCGACCTTCGAGTTCATGTGTAAGGCCGACATCTCAGACGCTGTCCAGCTCACGATCGACGAAGCCGATCTCGCCGATGAGGCGTTCTTCATTGACGGCATCGCTGTTGAGTGTCGGCCGGCCAGGGAAGCCGACCACATAACGGTCACGCCGAACCTCACCCCTGCGTCGTACTACGCGACGGACGTGTTTAACCCGTGAGCGAATAGGAGTACCGATGCCGCGAGTCCAGATACCCATAACGGCTGTAGTTGAACTTGGCACCGCGCAGCCTGCCGCCACTGCGGGTGATGCGACGAACGACCACTACCTCTCCTCCGCCAACTGCATCATCGAGTGCAAGAACACCTCCGGCGGTGCGCTCGACGTGACGTTTGTAACCTCGTTCGCGACGGCGGGAGGTCTTGCGCTTCAGGACAACGTCATCTCTGTTGGGGCGGGCGCGATCAAGCTCGTAAACCTTGCGGCGGTGGCATTCAATTACCGGCAGTCAGGCGACTCCAACCGCATCTACGTCGATGTCACGTCCAACTCGTGGGAGTTCCGAGCCTATGGGACGTAAGGCATGAGCCCGGTCGACTATCACGCCTGGACGCACGCACCCAAGTCACAAGGCGGCACCGATCCGCTGTCGACGCATCCCTGGCTTGCCGTCTATGACGACGTCTACCTCGGGCAAGAGATTCCCGAGGCCGTGGCTACTGACCTGCTGTTCCCGTTCATCGACTGGTCGGACACGGCACTCAAGTCGGTGTTCGCGTACGACACCGGGGATGGCACCGCAGCCTTCGGTAAAGACTTCTACTACATCCCGCAGATAAACGTCGAAGGCGTTTACACGATCACGCTCGCATGTGAGGCGGACACCGTGACCGCGGCCTCCAACTATCGGGCGTTCTTCGAGGTGGACGTCGGCGGCGATTACCCTGGCCGTCACATCGGCGCCGACATCCGCCTGTCTGCGTACGAGTCCGTTGACGAGGCTGTTGACGGACGCTTGGCGTTTCTGCGCTCGTGGACGCTGCCCATCAAGATCGTCGGTTCACCACCGGAGACGATTACCCCGCGCGTGACGCTCGTGGGTGGCGGCGCGGGCTGGGAGATCATCGCCCGTAGTCGTATGTGGATCACCTACCTGGGGCCGACTGACCACACAGGCACTGGCTTCGTCGACAGCAACGACCCAGGCGAACCTGCGTGAACCTGAAGAGAAGTTTGTACGGCCCGCAAGACCCGCGGGGGCCTTCGCATGGGCGCGATGTCAAGGACTTCGTCAAGCGCACGCTGCACCACCTCCCCGCTCAGATCCCCGTAGGCGCTGATTTCTTCCCCAAGCCGCCGGGTGGATTCGATGACGTGATGAATCAGAAGACAGCCGACGCGGTGGCCTTCGTGCAGAAGTTCAACAACATCACGCCGGCCACCGGGAACATGGGCCAGGCGACGCTCGACGCGCTGTGGCAGTACGCCGACGCCTACTCGAAGTGGGTCTACCGGCTGTACATCCCGCCCAAGCCCGGCCCGAAGGTGCCCGACCTGGGGCCGGTGGTCATCGGCGGCGCTCCGCTTCTGAACCTCCGACTAACCCACCCGACCTCGGGCATCCCCCACTACCCAGCGCTCGACGCTGGCTGGATCATCGGCCTGGATTCGATCGCGGTCGAGGACATGACCGTCACCCGCGCGAGCTCCGCAAACATCGGGGACGCGTGCTTCACGAAGGGCACGAGCGGGATCGAGTACTGGTACGGGCATCTCGTCACCTGCCCGCCCGTAAACACTTTTCTCCGCCAGGGCGCGAAGGTCGGGGACATCGCCGTCCACCCCAACGGCGCGCACGTCCACATGGGAATGGACGCCCGCTCGCTGACCGGTGGACAAGACCTCGCCTACGGGTACGGCCCTGACGTGCCCACCGTGGGCGAGCAACTCAAAGCAGCACTCAACTAAGGAGGAACGATGACCGTACAGATTGGAACCGAGCGCAAGGCAGCCTGGATCACCTGGGACGCCTCCGCATCAGACTCGGAGACAGTGACGCTCCGCGCGTCGACCCACGACGGCGGAGACGTATCGACCACGAACCCGATGCCGAACGACGGGCTGGGCGGAGCACTCACCTACCCGGTCGACTACCACGGCACCACGCGCGTCGAGGTGCTGGACGCGGACGGCAACGTCCTCGACGAGGGCGAGATCGAGGTCTAACCCCCGCGGCTCGGTGGGGAGCCGCTTATTCGCCAGAAAGGAGTGGCCGTGCCTACTTGGGCTTGGATTGTCCTGGGCGCAGTTCTCGGCGTCCTCGTCTATGTGGTGCTGGTCGCGTGAGTGAGTACTCATCCGGTCAGGGTCCGGCGACGGATCGTCACAACGAGCCCGTCGTGGACCCCACGGCCAACGTCTTCCAGTTGGTCGACGCGGCGATCCGGCGGCAGGACGATCTGCGGATCGCGGAGAAGGAGCACGTCACTGAGGTTCTCCGTCTCAGGGGCGAGCTGCGGGAGAATGATCTTGATCACTTGGCTGAGATCGTCGCGCTGCGAGCCGAGGAGCGAGAGAAGGACATTGAGCACCTCAAGGAGACGGCGGCGCTTCGTGCGGATCACGAGAACCAACTGCGTGAAGCCGAGGCCAAGCGCATCGACGCCATTCGTGCCGTGGACGTAGGCGCTGTGGCCGCGGCTGCGGCTGTTCAGACAACCCAAGCATCCACGCTGGCCGCTCAGGTGGCGACGTCGGCCGAGGCGCTCAGGAATCAGGTGGCCGCTGCCGCGTCCGCTCAGACGGTCGCACTCGCCGCCGCTCTCGAGCCGATCATCAAGGACATCGCTGACCTGAGACGAGCTCAGTACGAGGCGCAGGGGCAGAAGGCTCAGGTCGTCGATGCCCGCGCCAACACGGGAGCAGTCGTCGGCTACATCGTCGGTGGCGTCGGTGCGCTGGTGGCCGTCGTGACGCTGCTCGTCGTCCTCGTCTCCAACCCACCCGCATAACCCCAACCCGAAAGGAATCTCATGCCGTACATCAAGGCACTAGCTGCCGTAGTGGTGGCTGCTCTCGGAGCTCTCGTCGTTGCCCTCGGAACGGGCGCGACGGATTTCGGAGACATCTCGACGAAGAACTGGCTCATCGCCCTGCTCGCCGTACTCGGCTCGGGCGGGATGGTGTGGCTCACGGAGAACGGGCCGGCCGCGCCGGCAATCAAGTCGATCATGGCGTTCGCGTCCGCGGGCATCGGCTCGCTCGTGTTGGCTCTCGATGACGACGCTCTGACGAGGGCAGAGCAGTTGACGGCGCTCGCCGCCGCGGTCGTGGCTTCGGGCTTCGTGTATCAGCTCGAGGACAAGCCGCCGGCATGACTGATGCCGAGCTCCGTGACGCAGCGGTTGCCGAGCTAAAGCTGACGACGGCGGGGTGGCGCAAGTCGAACGGGAACCCGAACTACCCGTCCGGCACCGCCCCGCCGTCGACGCATTGGGGCAAGGCGATGGCGTTGCTCGAGCAGGTCGGGCAGGTTGCGCCTCCTCCGCCGCCTCCACCAGCAATCACGATCTCCCCACCGCAGCCCGGCGCAGTGATCTACGGATCCGACGCGCCTAGTTCTTACGCACGACCAGGAGCGATGGTCGGCATGCTGTCATCCGAAACGCCTGGAGCGGTTGCCGTATCCAACGCCGGTGGCCACGTCCTCGTTTACACGAACGTGATGATTACCGCCTCGGGCGGCAACTACACGGCGCTGATAAACGACGCCAACGCATACGGCCCCGCGATCGGTCGCTGGCCCGGACAGACGACGCCGTACAACCAGTGGGGCTATGTTCGCGACCTCGGCACGTTCGTCAGTTCCGGCAAGCTCCTGAAGGTCCTCAACAAGATCGTTTCTGACAACCCGCACATGGCAGGGTTCTTCGCGGACGACCTCGGGACGACGAACTCTGATTACAAGTCTCCTCTGGCGAGTCCTGGGAACGGCTACTCGGTCCCGACCGATGCCTTCTACAACGCAGTGATCGACGTGCTGCAGATCTTTCGTCAGGTGTGCGATGCCCACCGTCTCATCCTGATCATCAACGGAATGATGGACGGACGCGGGAACGGCGGGTATCCGGTTCGCAATCAGCACGGATGCTCCCTCGTTGAAGGTTGCTGTGCAGAAAACCACACGAATGATGGTGGCTACTGGACGCAAGTGATGTCTGCTCCCCAGTGGGCCAACGAGTCTCCGATCACAAAGGGCAAGCCGTGCGGGTTCGTAATCGTGCCACCCGGAGACACGTCCTGGCGGAACCATCCCGACGTTGCGTGGATAGCCGAACAGTCGAGCTACACGAGTGCTCCGAGCCCCTGGTCTGGCTTTCACGCCACCGGATTGCCTACTCACCCGATTGGAGCCTGATGACCGACGTATCGAACCTAGACAACCTCGCCACAGCCATCTCAACAGGTTCGGCCAAGATCCGCAACTACGCGCTAGCGCAGGCGGCGGCAACTCAGGCGCAGGAAGTAGAGATCCGTGCGCTCGACGCCCGCCTGGACGCGCTCGAAGTGCCGGTACCCCCACCCCCTCCACCCGACCCCGTCCACGGCACGCTGATCTTTGAGGATCAGTTCGACACGCTGCGGCTCGGAACGATCTGGCGTAGTGGCATCTGGGGCTACGACACTGACGCCCCCCAGAACCAGGAGCAGCTCTACCGCGACGCCAACCTCTCCGTCTCCGGCGGCATCCTGAAGATGACGGCGAAGCCCGAGATCGGGCAGACAACGTGGCCCGAGCCGTACCGATCCAAGACCTTCCACTACACCTCGGGGATGATCTCCTCAGATCCGCTGCAGATACAGCCGGGCTTCCGCTTCACCTACGGCTACGCTGAGGCGAGGATCAAGGTTCCTGCCGGGCGTGGCCTGTGGCCCGCGTTCTGGATGCCGTCCAACTCAGCGCAGCCCGGAGAGGTCGACATGATGGAGATCCTCGGGCACGAGCCAGCCAAGCTGTACATGAACTACCACGGCTCGACGAGCGCGGGGCATTCCTACCTCTCTCCGGTTTCATTCGCAAACGACTTTCATGTCTACGCGGTCGACTGGCGACAGGGCAAGCTCGTGTGGTACCTCGACGGCATCGAGCGGATGCGCTTCGAGCACTCCGCCGTCCCGACTACTCCGCACTACCTCACCCTCAACCTGGCCGTTGGAGGCGTGGGTAGCTGGTCTGGCCCACCCGATGCCTCCACGGTGTTCCCGTGCGAGATGCTCGTCGACTGGGTGAAGGTGTGGCAGTAGGTGGCCTACTCCGACGTAATCCTCGCTGAGGCATCGCTCGTCGCCTACTGGCGACTAGGGACTGGTTCTACTGATGTGGACGATGCCTCGGGAAACGGCCACGGCTTCACCAAGACCGGCACGCCCGCAGAGGTTGCGGGGCTTCTTCCCGCTGAGTCGGACACGGCGCGGGATCTGCCTGGCAGTGTCTCGCACTACTACGAAGCTGCGGACCACGCGGACTTCGACTTCCTCGTCAACGCTCCTTACTCCATCGAGGCGTGGGTCAACTTCCACACGATCGACACTCTATTCCGACGCATCATCCAGCACCACGACGGTACGAACGGATGGGGACTCCTTATTCACGGGCCTGGAGGGCCGAATCTGTATGTAAGTCGCCAAGCCGGAGGAGTTGAGACTATCTCGAACTTCACCACTCCCTCAGCGGGTGTTACTTACCACGTCGTCGGAACCTACGACGGCACGAACCAGAGGCTCTACATCAACGGCAGCCTCGTTGATACGGACGCCTCCGCCGGGAGCATAGGGGCGGTGGCGACGGGTGTGCGGACTGGGTTCGGTGGTGGCGGTGACTACGTTGATGGTGTTCTGGACGAGGTAGCCGTCTATTCAGCCGCGCTTACCCATGACGAGGTAGTCGAGCACTATGCCGCTGGAACCAACGTCGGATTTCGCTTCGAGAACTCTAAGTTCCCGAAGGCGATGCTAAGACCTCCGGTGCCAGTGCGGTACTAGGAGTGTGGTTCGCTCATCGTGTTCCTTTCAGGCAACTAGACATAGTGCGAGTAGTCGCATAGGATCGCGTCAGGGATCGAGGGGAGAGGGAGCGGAAGCTGTGGCCAGCTCTGTGGAGGGAGTGACGATCACCCTCACGCGCGAGGACGCCGAGCTCGTCCTTCGCGCCATCCAAGTGTTTCTCACGGCGCTTCCGACTCTGCCGCCCCGTCAGGCTGATCCGTCCCCGGAGCAAGACGGCGACGGAGTTCATGTAGGAGAGCTTCGGCTTGTGCTATCAGCGGATCAGCCTGTAGGTCTTGGGGGTCAGTCAAGCCGAATACGCTGAAAGGTAAGCCGAGCGCGGCGGCAATCTTCTTACCGTTCTTCTCCCCTAGCGGCCGGCGTCCCGACCAGTAGCCACTCATCGTCGAGTGACCGATCCCGGTGGCCTTCTCGAGCTGCTTCTGGCTGTAGCCGTGACTGCGAGCCAGGCCCGGTAGGACTGCTCCAACGTGCACCCCTCGTTCCACGCGACGTAGCGTAGAGCCGACGTCGGAGATTCGGAAGGTCGTAAATACTTGACACGACGCGTGACGTAGCGTATAAACGCGTGATGGTCGTCAGTGATCTTGAACTTCAGGAGAGAATTCGTC